TTGAAGCTGTCCTCTGCGGCCTTGGTTACAAGATGCGCATTATCCCTGATGCCCTGCGCGAACGTGCGCATCATATCAGGGGCGTAGGTATGGAAATCAGACAACGGTCCCTTGTCAGGTTCAGAAAAATGGATTCTGTCCTTCAACCACTGCAATGCTCCGCTGAACCAGTTCTTGACCCCTTCCCATGCCTGTTTCAACCCATTACCAAAGCTCGTTATCATGTCAAAGCCCCAGCCGTGGATTGACTTTATCATGTTGGTTATCGGGTCAACGATTGCAGCTTTGAGCAGACCCAGGAATCCTTCACCGTTCGGCCCGAAGAACTTGTCCCATTCCTGCTTTAAGCTGTCCCAGAGATTTTTGGGAAGTTCGGCATACAGACCGTTTATCTTCTGCTGTATAAGGACTTCATTCTGGTAAAGGTCATCTGTAAGACCCGTAATGCCATACACTGTTTCTGCCCACGATGCTGCTATTTCAGGCCCTTTTGTGTAGTACAGCGTCTTGTAACTGTCGAGGGCATTCTGAATCTCGGTCTTTCGGATTTTTTCCTGCTCTCTCGCGTTTTCAGTGATTTGCTTGTCCGTCTTTTCGTAGGCAACTCCGACGATCGCAGCACCAGCGGCTACACCAGTAGCGGCGGCAGCAACAGCGCCAAGGGCAGTTGTCAGAGTACCAGCACCAGCAGCAGCGCCAGCCATCTGGCTGCCAGCCGTAGCTGCGGCATTACCAGCAGCAGTAGCAGCGGCCTGAGCGGTGGTTCCAGCGGCCTTTATAATTCCTAAAGACGTAAGTAGGTTTTTGATACCAGAAGCAGCCTTCGCGCCAGTGCTCACAGCCTTTACGCCACCAACACCAAGGATGATCGGCAAAAGACCGGGGGCTTCCTCTTGAATTGCTTTAAATACTTCTTTGAGTATGTCTTTCGCGCATTTGATGATGACAGGCATATTCTGGATCAGCGCCTTGGTGAACGCTTTGACCAGGGTCGCGGTTGCCTTTGTCAGTGGCGGCAGAATGTGATCCACAAAAGCGGGGAGCTTATCGGCGATAACGGGTGCGAGGCCCTCGATCATCGTCACGATGCCGTAGAGGACTTTTTCTATGACTGGCAGCATATTATCCAGCACCTTTTCTGCGCTGTATATCAGCTGTTCCACCAACATATCGACCTTCTCGTCGCTGCCTTCACCGAGACCCGTCAGAAGGTTCTGCCATGCGGCTTTCATCATGTTCAGAGAGCCGGAGATGGTTTTCTCGGCTTCTTTTGCGGTGGTTCCGGTTATCCCCATCTCGTTCTGGACGATGTGAATTGCCTGTACGATGTCGGCATAGCTGTAGGCGAGTTCCTTGTTCGCCTTTTTGCCCTTGCCTGTGGTTTTGGTGGCGACCTTGAAGGTCTTGTCCAGCTTCATGGCGTCCTTGATCAGCCTGTCCATCTCGGACTTGGTGCCACCATATCCCAGCTTCAAGTTGTCCAGCATCGTGTAGTTCTGCTTGGCGAATCCTGCGTATGCGACTTGGATAGACGCCATGTCGCTGCCCATTTTATTGGCGTTGTCCGACATATCCTCGATCGCCATGTTCGCCATTTCAGCAGCCTTTGACGTATTACCGCCCAGGGACTGAATGAGCGATGCGGAGAAGGAGGTGACGGTTTCCATGTACTCATTCGCAGAAAGACCCGCGTTGATGTAAGCGTCCTGGGCGTACTGCTTCACTTTATCCGCTGCACCCTTGAAAAGGGTTTCAACGCCGCCGACCAGCTGCTCATAATCCGCGTAGGCGTTCACGGACTGTGACACCATGTCCACGGTTGCCTTGCCCAGCTTCGCCATGCCCTTGACCGCGACTTCGATGCCCTTGCTCACAAGGTTGGCCTTGAGTACGTCGCCGAATACGCTTGCCTTTTTCCCGGCCCTGTCCAGGCCCTCATCGTACTCGCTTGTATCAAGCCCCAGCGTTGCTTTCAGTACGAATAAATCCATGAGTTCACCACCTTATTTCAACCCGGCATTTGTCACAATGTCCTGGATAATTTCTTCCGCGCTGCGATTGTCCACGGGCTTATACTGATCGACCCAGCGACCGCTCATTTGTGACCCGCCATTGAACCGCGCTGTGTTCTCCGCTATCGCCATCATCGCGTCCGTCACGTATGCGCGATACCGCCGTTCATCCAGCTTATCAGCCATATAGCCGTGTACGTGCTGGATGATGTAATCCCGGCCCAGTGCGGCCAGCAAGTCTAACCTTATGCTTCTGAGGGCGTTTCCGTATTCATCAGCCCCAAACGCCCCAATGAAGTAAAAAAATCGAGGACGTTCCCATCGTTCATCATCTGGGCGGCTGCGCCCAAAATCTGCGGCATTTTCACGCCCTCGCTGTCATCGGGTTCCATGAAGCAAAGCAGCCGAAGCATCCCGACCGTCTGCTCCGCGTGGGTGTCCAGCGCCGCGTCCAGCATATCGTTAAGCCGTTCCTTGGCCTTGGCGCGATACCACTGTTTCTTTTCGTCCTCGCTCATGTCCTCCGGCGGGTCTGCCAGCTTGCGAGTGCGAATGTCGAAGATGCCAGTATCCTTCAGCCACTTTTCCGCGTACTTGCGGATGCGGTTCGTCTGGCGCAGGAACTCCACGTCGCTGCACGTTGCCAGTGTTTTCATGTAGAACCTCCTATATCGTCAAAATGCGGCCTGTAGCGCGTTTTCGCACTGGCTGGGTATGAACCCATGTCAGATACTTTCCCGCGTTACAAGCCGCTTGTCATGCGTCAGGTGGTGCCAGCCTTGACGTAAATCTCGTATGGCACGGTATCGATGTCCGTCAGGTCGTAATGGCCATGATAGTCGAACGCGAACTGGCCCTTGCCGTCCTTGGTGGTCTGCCACTGCATACCGCCAGTGTTCAGCGCATTCATAATGTGAATCGCCACAAAGCCAGCCGTGGCGGCACCACTATTCTTGTCGCTGTAGTCGCCCACAACCCAGATGTCATCGAAGTCGCTTTCCTTCAGTTCATGGCTGGGGGTGATCTTGTTGCCGGACAGCGTACCAGCGCCGTTCATGCGCTTGGCCTCCGCTGCCGTGATGGTGACCCAGTTGCCGCTCAGCGCCGGGTCATAGGAGCGCACACGCTTCAGCTGCCATGTATTGGCGGGGACGTTATCCATGTCCTCGCCGAAATCCTCATACTCCGGGTTGGTTTTGAAGGCCAGGCCGCCACTGGTGACGCCGATGATGTTTCCCTTGACGCCAGTCGCGGGATCGAAGTCATCCAGCACGATACCCGCGTTCATCTGGATTTCCTCGAACGCGGTTGCTCGTACCTGGGTAAACTCACTCATTGCTCTCACCTCTTATGTCGTTATTGCGTGAATGTTGAAGTTGATATATGCCACCTTGAGCGTATCGTCGCCCTCCATCGGCATATACTGCACGAAGGGTGTACCTTTGGTCAGATACACCGCCCCGCCGCTTGTCGGGATGGAGACGCACTCGCCAATGGCGGCGCGTATTTCGTCCACCTTGGCGTTGATGGCTGTATAGGAGGTCGATCTATACCACACACGGGCATAAAAAGTGCCGCCATCGTCCCAGTCCGGCTCAATGAGCTGGTAGGAGATGTACGGCAGTGGTGCATCGTCGGGGATGCTGTATTCCACGTAGGCAGGAAGACCGAACCCAGAGAAAAACTGGTATAGCGCCTTGGCTGTGTTCGTCATGACGGCAGCACCCACTTTTCTGCGGTCACCTGTCCGAACTGGAATGTCGCCACCTTGGGCGTTTTGCTGTCGGTGATGTTGGAGGTCACCCGAAAGATCGCGCCGTCGGATTCGCGCCGGAAAACATCATGGTAGTCCAGCTGGACGTTCTTTCCCGTGGTGACGGTGTACACCTCGGTCACGCCCAGCTTTTCTGCCGTCCGGGCTTGCATGGAGGAATCCTTGATGATCGCTGCGTCGAATGTCGCGCCGTCCACCCATGCCGTGGTGGTTCCCCCCATGTCAGGCACAGTGCGCTTGTCGATCATCGTGCACGGCGTTTTCATAGTGTCGATCAGGCTCATGCCAGTTTCCTCCATTGGTTCAGTTGGCTCTTGAACACACCTCGCCAGCTTCCGGCGTTGCTGTCCTGCCCTCCGCTGGCGTTGGTGCCAGTTTTAAGGCTGTAGGTGTACCCGCCGAAACTCTCGGACTGGTACGGCCCGGATATGGTGTCGCCGTACCTGGCGACCCATTCCTCGATCTCGCTTGCCAGTCTGACAAACGCCCTGGGCGGTCGCATATCCCAAACCTCGCCCTCGAAGGTTTCATCTGTCAGCTCGTCCACACCGTACTGGCATACACCATCATTGAAGCGGCTCCCCTTGATGTAGATGTACTGGCCCTCGACCAGTCCAGCCACGGTAAGCGTACCACCGGAAATGGTGAACGTCCCGGTGTAGGTATGCGCCACAAAAAAGTTGTGAATGAACGCGCAAATCTGCTCGATCATGTCTATCACTCCTTCTTGCGGCTTCTGCGGCCCCTCTGAGCTGATTTGGGCTGTTCCGTGGGTGTTTCCTTAGGTTCACTGTTCCCCGGCTCTACGGGCGGTTCTACGGCTTCTATGAGCGCCTTGCCAGTTGCGTTGTCGCATGACGCAAGCTGGACGATTCTCGCCGCGTCCACGGTCAAGCCCTGCCGGGGGAACGTGTCCCCCGGTTTATACAGGTGCTTGCCGTCCTGTAGGTCGGCGAACGTGGAGACTACCCGGAACATCAAGCGCCGGGCGTCTCGATCACGCTGGCGACATACAGCGCGTTCGGGTTGTAGAGGACGGGCATGAACAGGGCGCTCGCCTTCGTCCACAGCACGGCGGGGTCAGTCTCGCCCCACTGGGAGATGTACACGAAGGGAGATTCACCGCTGGCAGCCACGCCGCCGTCGAACGCACGGGCAGCGTCAACCTCGGGCGGGTCGCCCCACAG